TGTAGCCCCATTCCACGTCTGCTGATTTTGGTACTTGGACCTCGTAAAGGTTAGATTTGATCATTGCAAGTATCTCCCAGGTCGTAGGTTGATGGTCGAATCCTTTGAAATCGAAAGGTAGAGCGTATGCTCCATCTTTTAATAATTTTGAGACAAAGGCTGTTCTATTATGGCTTTCACCAGCACTCTCATCTAATGTAATATATTTCCAGTTCTTATATGGATGTCCGTACAATGCTAAGAAATAGGATTCATATAGATATCCTTCAACATTACTTGCTACTGCTAATCGCCTCTTACTTAGCTCGTCTTTTGTGAATGCCTTATTTCGAGACACTCCGTCCCAGTGAACGCACATGTCATATAATTCGTCAGTGGTATATACATAAGATAGCATATTTTTCCTCGCCTTAAAAGAACCTTTTTCTCCAGCAGCCTCCCATTTCACAACGCCTTCGCTACTACTCCCAGCAGTTAGCCATCTTCCTGATGCAATATAGTCTTTGAATCCAATATAATCTGGTCGAGTATTTTGGATCGCTGGTAGTTTGATTTGTGCGTTAGATACTAAGAAATCTCTCTTCCAATCCGATCCAACAAGCCCATGATGTGCTCCACCATGAGCTAGTGATTTGAGTTCAGCTCGCCAGTCTGTCTGGACCAGATCAGAGTTCATATATCCAGCCAGAGTGTTCATTTCTGCAAACTTTTGCTTACTCTCGGTATTTGTTATATCAAATCGTTTTACCCAGGAACTAAGTGTACTCGTCATTTCGATGAAGGTCTGTAGATCATTGAAAAAGCCATGTGATTTCATCTCCATAAAAGCGCTCAAACCATGCATCTCTGTCCAGATCAACAAGTTCGTTGCCCAAATTTGGTCCATATGGCCCATCCAGTTAATAGCTTCACGGGTGTCGGGTGATATTTGCTTTTCAATGTCCGTATATTTTAGTCTTCTAATGGCTCGATCCATTTTAGTCCGAAAGGGTAGCTCGTCTATTGTTACTCTAGAATATTTTGTTGTGTCCTTAATAAAAATGTGAGCAACCTGAGCTAATTTGAAAGTTTTTGGTCTAATTAGAGAACTACCAATTGTTTCCATATAATGTTTATGTAGTATTGTTGGTTTAGAGTTAAAGATATCTACTAAATCAGTGAGGTGACAGGCTCTGCTGGTTGGGTCATAGGCGCGGATGGAGTGACAGCACTGGGCAAGGCGACTGGGTCGACTGCCTGCGCCCTCACATCTTCGATCGGTGCCATGACCACCTTCTGCTCCGGCGCCCCACGAAAATCCGAGTCTTCCTCAGTCATTTTAAATCGTGGATCATTGTAATTACTTAGATACTGGAGATCCGGTGCTATAAACACATTGCCCAACAACCAGGCTGGCCTTTCGAGACGTTGAGACCTATTGCAAGCTCTAAGCACTCTATTCGCTATTGCCTGTGGCAGGAAAACAATTAGTCGTAGCGCTTCGTGATTAATATACGGAATGCATAGTGTAGCAGCATTAGTCAATTGCGGAGGGTATACTTCGCCAGGTGACAATGTAATATTCCTAC